CCAATCAGATGTTGACAGTCCTACATTTTTTGCTGTCCATGATGCAGTTGTAGTGCTATATCTATTTACTGATGGAACTAATCCTGATCCAGAAGCACCAACCTTCATCCAAATAGAACCAGTTGGACGAGGAGTTGTTTGACTAGTTGACCATAATGGCATTTGTGATGATGTGCCATATACCAACGTTGGTTGGTAATAACTATAATTATTTGTAATGCCCATTTCAGTTACTGGAGTTCCGGTTACATTAGTTAACTTTAGTATTCCTGAAGAAGTAGTTTGTGCAGAATTAACTAACAATCTACCTGAACTTACCCTTGCGGTAAGAATTGACAAGCCTAAACTATTAATAGCGTCTGCAACACCTTCTACTGACCCTACTCCGCCACCATCATCTGGCACGGTTATTGTAATTGCATAAATGTTACTAACAGTAATAGTAAATGTATCAGTTGCTGTTAATTCAGGATTGCTTATAGTTCCTTGTATACAAGGAACTGATCGTAACCAGTCTAAAGATCCTAACGTAACCCATGTATTATTGTAATTCTTTAAGAAGAATTGTGGAGTCGCAGTTGGTTCTGCTGTAGCGTCTACTGTAGCATTCACAGCATAGCTTCCGATAGTACCAATACTATCTAATGGATATCCACCCATTAATGCAGCAGTATCACTAATAACGATAGGATTTACTGGAACAAACTGACCTGTTGTTTGATTAAATGAATTAATGCCCCAGGTAGAGTTAAGTGTGTCTAACCAATATTGTCCGTTTAACGGTGCGCCAGTTGGACGTGCTGTTTGTCCTACTAAACTTGCTAAATCAATATCAGCACGTACTACGTAACAACGATTAGTAACTCCTAATAATGAATATGCTGCTAATAAACCATATTCATTTAATTCGTAACCTTGAATTGGTGTGCCAGCGGTTGTTGTATAGAAGAATGGTGTTCCATACAAACTTACTAAGTCTCTTTGGCTTGTAACTTGATATAACTTGCCTGCATTCGCAGCAGTAGTAGCTGGAGCTACACCTGTGCCTGTTGGATTGGCTTTGTTTTGCGCTGTAGCTAATACTACTAGCGGAACAGAACCAGCAGCCGCTGGTAAATATTGACTTTGGTCAATGATCGTTACTTCTACGCCGGGTGATGTTAATGCCATTTTATTTTTCCTTTATGTAAAATTTTGAGGTTTACTACCTGATTGCATACTATTATTTATTAATAAATTCAAAAAAGTCGGTTTAACCGTGCCTTCGAAGGTAATAGACTAAATATAGTATGCTAAATGAACGTCCAATCTGTGCTATGTGTAACAAAAATCATACTGCTATAAATTATAAGCGGGCCGGAGTTACACATTACAGAAGTATTTGCGATGAGTGTGGTAGAAAGAAAAATAAACTAACGCCCAGAAAGGCTAACTGGACTAAAAGTGGATACAAGAAGAAAGCTATATGCGATTTATGTGGCTTTAAAAGTCTATTCACAACACAAATGACAGTGTTTCATGTTGATGGTAATTTAGAACATACTGAACAATCTAATCTACGCAGTATCTGCCTAAACTGCATAGAAGTTGTTAAAAAGAAAGAGGTTACTTGGCGACGGGGTGATCTACAGATTGACTATTAATGATACTATACACAATGTTGTGTAACTCATCAATAGTTCCGTTGTTATCTACCATGTGGTCATAGTCTAATCCTACACTACTGTATTCACTAGCATGAATGTGTAGTTTGTCCAACTTCATCTTGCTTAGAGACCAAGCTGAGTTGCCGTTTGGCCCTCTATTATATGCTACTGCTGAATCATACCATTCAGGATCAGGGCCGCGCCTTACTCTGATTGCTATACCACCTATGTTTCTAATAGCATTTACCTCATTGGCAAATCTACAGTCAGTAATTACAATATCTTCATTAGAGTTTAATAGCTTATGTTCTACGCTTGCTACCCAGATATCATTGTGGAAATGATTGCGACAAACATCAGTTCCCCAATATTGTAGTATCCATCGTGGGGTAATGTCCATACCCAAACGATTACTCCACCATTCATCTTTCTGTTCACGCCAAACTCTACTAGCTTTTGTTGTGCCTTCTAGGTATTCACGGTTCCATCCAAATATTACTGCTATTGCATCTTTAAGACTAGATGCAAAACTGATGCGTTTAAATCCGTGATGTGTAGTAAGGTAGTCAGCAATTGTATCTTTGCCTGAACCAATTAAACCAGTGATACCTATAATCATACAATGCTCCTATAAGTACTTATTATATTACAGGAACAAGACAATAGAAAGCATTTAGGTTATCCCTGTACCCATGTCAATGGCTGACTGTAATCTACATACTTCTTCAATTCTTCAATCAGTAATTCCATTCCAGCTTTGCCTTCTGCTTTCATAGCAGTACCATTCAATGTTGTGCCACCACCTGGACCTGCAATAGTTCCGAATTTCTCACGGGCTTCACCAATCATAACTTTAAGATTTGCTAAGATAAAGTCACCAATCCATACTCCAGCACCAGGATCTTGTAACAATATTTCTTCTGTCTTTTGCACATCAGCCCATATCAATACACGCTCACCTGATCCTTTTGGATCACGAACAATACGCAATATCTTGGACACTGGGTTGAATGTGTATGTTACATAACCACCGAACATACGTGCTGCTAACTCAACATAACCTGCATAAAAGTCATATGTTGCCATACCACCTGCATAATTATAGTTAAGCAAATAGGTGTTTAGAATAGCACTACTAAACGGATCAAAACTGCTGCTTGATGGTCCAGTTTCTAAACCAATTGTTCTACGGAAAATACTTCTTACATTGATAAACTCGGCAGGAAGAGTATATGTATCTACATTCTTTTCAATGGTCATTAGAATATAAGATTCTTCCGTAGCGGCTTGTGCCCGTTGACGATAGACCTTGATAGCGTAATTATACGCTGCTTCGTAATGTTGAGGATCCAATTCAATATCAATCATCCCGTCACCAAGACGATATCTAAGATTACTGAATAGTGCCTCTTTTAACTCTGATAAAGTTAACCCGGTCGGGGTTGAAAGAACAGAAGCGGTTGGATATGTTGACATAAAGTGTTACCTAATAATACTATTTATCAGGTAACACTATGGTTCGTGTATTACAAGTCTCCGTCTTTACGATTTTCGCTGTAAAATGCGTCAAACTTTCCACCGGGATAGCGTGACTCTAACTTGCGTATATTCTCAGCAATCACTTCGTTGGGGTCAAGATTCAACGCACGGCATGCATTTACCCAGTACCACATAATGTCACCGAGTTCACGTTTCATATGAAATACATTCTCGTCAGTCAATGCTTTACCCTGAAAAATGATCTTCTTGGGCACTTCAATAAACTCACCGCTTTCTGCTGCTAATCCAAAACATGCGGTAATTAATAACGGGATGTTAACATCAGGACCATGCTTCATCCGAGATGAAGCATGGTAACCATGCTTCATCTGATTGTCTGCTAAGTCTAGTTCGTAGTTAGCATCTAACCTATCTATCGTATCATGGAACGTAGTCAAGTCATTGCTTGCTTGACTAGTAACTGCCTCTACAAACTCTTGGTATTTGTTTAAATCAATTTTCATGGTGTTGTTGCAGTATCAATTCCAATGACACCCCCCAAGAAAATTTGTAGCCAGCCATTCGCATTTTGTCCGCTAGCAAGCAAACTTAACCCGCTCAAAATATTGAGTCCGGCAACTGTATATCCAATCGTTTTACGGTTACGATCAAACCATATAAAAAATTTATCTGTCATACATAATCCTTAAACATTTCTTTTCTTCCTGCTACACCCAATTCAGCCTCTAATATCTCTTTAGACCTCTGCATCATAGCACAGGCTAACATCAATATTTCATTTCTGTCATCGGTCATTGCTATTGACTGGTCAATCATAACCATAATCTCTGTCATTCGTTGTTGTACCTCTTGTCTGTTCATTTTAAAACGCTTTCAAAATCAACATATTTTCGTT